GCTTCTTAGCGGTCCAAATACCACGTTCAGCGATATTCTCACGCTTCATGCTCATCTTTTGTTCATATGCCGAAAGGTAATTCGCAAGTTCCTGATAAGAGGATTCGATGAATGGTTCCAACTTGTCTTCACAGATCTTATCAAGTATGGTAACAATTGCTGTTTTGTCGCCAGACTTAGCAGCAAAAAATTTATCAACAAGAGGTCCGAGATTAAGATAAATTGAATCAGTGTCAGATGCGATGACATAATCAACACCTTCTGTTTTCAAAAGATTATTTAGATATACGTTCATCTCGTTTTCAATCCAACGAATTGAAACTTGGCCTGATAACGTAATTGCTTCGGCGTTTGCTAACTTGTAATAACGGAAGTATTGATTACCAATCGCACCATAAGCAGAGTTAAGAGAGATCTTCTTAGCCATCTGAATGTTATTACACCTAGAAATCTCTTTCTCAAGATCTTTTGTTGGTGTTTTTTCATACTGCTTCTTTGCCTTAATCATCCTCTTCTTGAAGATGACACGCTCTCCATACATTTTCTCCATCAACTCAGGCAAGAATCCTTTCTTATCCTTGCGATACATTGCACCATTAGCACATACAGCTCTGTCTTTATATGAGTCAAATGATATTTCTTTTTTAAGAATCTTATCGACTGTAACTGATGGGTGTCTGGTCTCGCATAATGTCTCTGGAGAAATATTATACTGCATAATAAGATGAGGGTAGAGACTATTAAGGTCAAAAGAGACTACCCAATCATATACTCCAGGATTCGGTTCTTTAACATATGCTCCTGCATACTTTTCGTTCTTATCAGACTTTTCCTTAGGAGGAATTACGATATCTTTCTTTTTAAGATAGTTGTAGATAATCGCATCCCACATACGAACCTGATAGAACACATCATTATAATTTACCTTGGCATCATATGCCATAGTAAGTGCTAGTTCAATGAGTTTCATCTTGTCCTCCATACGGTCAACAAGTTCAACGTCAATGATGTTGTATTCTACAAACTTTTGCCATCCATGAGTATAGAAATCTTTGAAGGTTTCAAACTCAGAGTGATCAAGTTTCTTTTGGCCAAGTTCTACACTCGCAATATAGTCTAGACGATAAGATTCTTGTGCCTTGTAAGTAAATTTCTTATATAGATTTAGATAATCTAACTGAGATACTCCGCCCACATCATAAGAAGTTTGTTTACGACCTTTAATGTAAATCTCACGTTCGGTCACAAGTCCCCATGGAGACAAGCGTTTCATTAATTTTTCACCAAGAATACGCTCAATACGACGAACCATATATGGCATATCATATAGCTCACTATTCCATCCAGTAACAATGTCAGGAGTGTTTTGCATCCACCAATTGATGAAATCATTCAGCAGATCAAACTCATTATTGAACCTTTTGTAATAATGATTACCTTGTTTTAGTTTAAAGGGACCTTGACCCCAGGTAATAATTTCTTTGGTTGTATAATCCTGAATTGTAATCAACAGAATTTCTTCTGCGGCTGATTCTACATCTGGGAATCCATTCTCAGATGCGACCTCAATATCAATTGTAACAAGATTGATTTTGGAAATATCAAACTCAATTTGATCTTTCGTATACTTGTCAGAAATATACTGATATATGAATCTTTCACATCCATATACGTTAAAATCTTCTATACCATCATACTTTTTGATGAAGTCACGACAGTCACGAACAGTTCCTGGTTGAATCGATTCAACATAATTTCCCTCAAGTGTTTTATAATTCGTCTTCCTATTAGAAGACACAAAAAGGGTCGGTTGAAACTTCTCGCGGGTTTGAAAACGTTCTCCATTTTCATATCCTCTAACAAGAAATTGGTCTCCGACCATTTGAACGTTCGTGTAGAATCTCATTCTTTAATAAAGTTTTCGTATGCCGTGAGCAGTTGCTTGGTTGGCTCAACTAGAGTTAGTATATCATCAGAATGCATTGAAAGCACTTTTTGGTCTGTGATTCCAGGCCAACGAACAAGTCTTTTTTCAAAGTCTGATTCTTCATTTTCACATAGAATTCTAACTGGATCAGTTAATTCAGTATCTGCTTCTCCAGATAGAGCATCAGTATCAAACTGATTAACCTTGGAGATCAATACTAGGTCCAGATTCTTCAGTAAGATGCACAGGACCTGATTCTTTTTCATTGACATAATTTTTTTCGTAATTCTCGTACATTTCAGTTAGTTGTGGGATTGGATTAACTAGAGTAACAACCCAATCTGGTGAAAGATAAAGTGTATCTTCTTCTGAAAATCTAGGCCATCTAGTCATTGATAGCGTAAGTTCTTCTTGATCATCAGGAATTTGAACTTCATCTTCACCTTCGAGAAGAAAATCATCTTCATCTTGCTCTTCAATTTTCATTGGATTTGTAAGAATGTAAGAATAAACTTTCTTACCATCTTCATCCTTTAGGCTCTTTACATCGGAGACAAGTTGATCTCCATTTTTCAATAGCAAAAGTTTTAGACTCATAACTCGATTTTACCTCTGTTTATTTTACCAGAAAAAAAGGGAGGTGTCAACTGGATTTTGCCAGTTACCTCCCCATCGTTGGCGACGATATGCTTTATTTAGAACCAAACTTTTCTTTTATGATGCTCAGGGATTTTCTTTCCTAAATTAATAGTCAATAACCCATCCTCAAATACAACTGATCTAACTTCCGTTTCATCTGCCAATGTCCAAGTTCTGGTGAAAGATCTTTGAGCCATTCCTCTGTGGACATACTCTGTTTCTGTTTCAGTATCCTCTTTTTGTCCTTCGACAAAGAGTTTACCGTCTTGTGTGTAGACATTTACCTGTGCCTTTTTAAATCCTGCAAGAGCAAGTTCTAGTCTCGATTCTACGTTGCTGACCGTAACTAGGTTGAATGGTGGATAATTCTTTGTTGTTTCATGAAGAGCAAACAATCTATCGAAGTACTCATCCATTCCAATGCTATTCCTATTTATGCGATCCATCAATGCAGGCAGGTCCGCAGCAGTATACCTTGTAAGGTTTCCCATGGTTCTTAGCTCCTTTAAAAGCGAGTTTGTGTTTTGTGGACCCCGAAGGCATCCGTCATTATTTATACTATAACACAAAAAAAGAGGAGCGGTATTACCGAACCTCTTTATAGGGTGTTCCGATTGTAGAGTGTGCCGCACGAAAAGACACACAAGTATTTATTCAGGAGTTTCCTGAGGTTTTTTACGTTTACCCAGATTGTATTTGGTTTCTAACTCCCAATCATCTTTTTCTTTATAAGCAAGAACTTTGATTTGATTCAGAGGTGCGATATTTGCAATTTTTTCAACATCACAAATTGAAACCAATCCCCAATCAGCAAGAAGTTGTACAATACGATTACGTCTCTGCACATCATTGACGGTCAGATTTGCTCTCTTTCCATCAAGAGCAAAGAGCTCTTTAAAGTGAACAATGTAATATCTTCCCTGCTTATGCAGAATATGACAAGATTGATATAACTTTTTTTCTTTGCGAGAAGCAACTCCAATTCTAGTCAGTGTCTCACGAACCTTAAGAAAATCATCTGGTTCATTAAGAAGAATCTGCACCATTTGATCAGGTGCCCAAGTTACTTCAGGCTCATTAATAACGCTCACTGTTTTCCTCCAGTCTCAAGTTTGGATTTAATAAAATCGATCTGTGTTTTAGACAGAATCTTCAAAGCATGGAGTGCTTTTTCATTACTATAACCATAGTAAGATTTGACACATTCAAGATCTTTGATATCTTCTCTACGAAGCCAAGGAGAAAATCTCTTTCGCTTTCTGAGACTATTTAGAAGAAAGTCATACTGTAACTTTTTTGGTAGGAAATGAAGTTTATTCATTTCATTTGCATACATCAGAGAGTCAAGTTCACCAGACAGACATTTGTTTACAATAAATGGAGGATATTTACTGATGCAGTCTGGATTTTCTTCTACAAGATTGTTTTTGTTGAAGTTGATAGAGTTTAGCCAATCCTTCAATTCCATAATTAAAATTTAGCGGTAACAGAGACGATTGTTGATCCAGGGTTTCTTGCAATAGCAACCCGTTTTGCATCTTCATAATCACGAGCTATTACTTGTTCTTTGAACACAGTGCCCACTTTGAATAGGGTGACTTCACATTTCATTGTTATCTCTCATAGAATAATAAATGTTTCCAGAAATGGAAACTCTAAACTGATCACTTGTATAAAATGGATAAACTTGATGCATCATTGCTGATGGAAAGAGCATCATTGTCCATTCATAAGACTTATCAACTAACACCTTTTCATTATTCAATAAACCAAAAG